ACAAGATAGTCAAGTGTGATTGTGTCAACTCTGTTTGTAAATGCCATAATAATGTTTTTAAATTAATTGATAATCTGATAAGGCTAAACTGCTTCTCTCCATGAGTCCCATCCACGTTTGAATGATCCCTCCTGGCCTTCTGCTTCTCCTTGAGAACCGTTGTTTGTGAGGTCAGCGACTTGATTGCGGGCTTGTACAGTTTTTTGTATTGCTCCCTTATTTCTAAGTGTGTAGATTTCATAGGCTTTATCAAAAGGGAAGAGTGAGATGTATTTACCATCGGACCCTACTGGTGAGAACTCATCAACGATAGAAAGGATTGACTCTTCAACAGCAGGAGAGAATTTCTTCCCTAGTGACTCTTGTAATTGTTCTAATCCATCATCTATAATTTCTTCATTCTGTTCCAGCGCTTTCTCTTGTGAATCTGCCTCTCCTCTAAACTTATCGAGAGCCTTTTCTATTGCGCGCTCTTCTATCTGTGCTTCACGTTGCAATTGTATTTTATAAGCTCGCTTAGACACGTCGCTATCTCCATACAATTCAACCCATTCTTTTGGTACTGTTAGTTCTCCTTCGGAGCTTGACTCTTGGCGAGTAATTTCCAATTTAGATAGTCTTTCCTCAAGCGTAGCTATCGTTGATTCATAACTATCTCTCTCTTCTTTTACTGCCTTAAATCTACTATAAGGAACCCTTTTTTCTTCAGCCTCTTCAGCCTCGGATACTTCACCTTTATTATCCTCTTGTGAGTCAGAGTCGGTTGCCTCTTCCTTTGCTTCTTCTGGTTCTGCAAACTTAAAGATGTCTTCTTGTTTACTATCTCCTTCAAAAGCTACTTCGTTAGACATTGTTTCGTCTATTTCTAAAGTCATATATTTTTACGGGTAAGTTTTTTGGGATTAGCCCCAGGGGTCACTAGCCTAGTAAACCCATAACGCACTTTTTAATTACTTGCCTTGATACCTATCCTTAAATGCTCCTTTTGATGGATGTGTCAGACCTGTCTTTGGGTCTTTATATCCTTTCTTTTCCCCATTTGTGGTGTGAGCTACTGCGTGTTTATATCCTTTCACAGCACCCATCTTCTTTGCCACTTTCTTGTGAGCTGATTCAAACTCTTCTTTTGTTCCTAGTGAAGACTTCCAGTCCTTTTGATGAGCGTGGAACTCTTTACTTGCTTTCTCTAGTTTTTCTTTTGATGAAATCATATAATATTTAAATTAATCATTCCAAGCTCGACCATGTCTTCTTTGATAAGCTCTATTCTCTTCGTGTTTATCCATCTGTTCTTTTTGAGTCTTCCCTGTCAATTTAGTGAAAAATTTACTTGTCTCATGTTTGACTGGCATTTTATGAGCTACAGCTTTTTTATGAGACTTCACAAACATATGATTATCTATTGTGCTTTCATTCATTTTTCCCATATATTTATTCTCCAGCGGAGCATCTACAGTTAGGGTGATAAGGTGGCTTTCCTCCTGTGCTGTATTTTCCATTCTTCCCAGCACACTCAGGACAGGTTTTTTCGTCTCCGACTGCCTTAGAACGAAAACCTATGCCTTGTGACATTTTTGCTGCTAGATATTTTCTTGTAGATATTTTTGCTGACATAATTATTTTTTATAATATTCACTTGACTGATTCCCCGACTTGGGATAGTCTTCACACTTTTCTTTCTCTCCTGCTTCTATTATTTGGACGTCACCATTCTTTCTTGAGTCTTCTTGGTCTTCAGTGATGTCGTTGATATATTTGTTATCTTTCATAGCGTTCTTTATGTTTACCTAGTCCAGCTTCTTTTTTAAGCTCTTCTATTGGGCGACCATGAAAGGTTTTCATCTTCTTAGCTACTGCTTTCTTTTTATCTTGCTCTTTATACTTATCTTGGATTTCTTTATTTTTCTTTGCTATGTGGTCTGGAGAATATCCAAAAGGTTTTATTCTGTTTAACATATTATAATTTTACGCTACCTAATAATTGTGCTGATGTGGCTCCGACAGCCTCAGCTGGAGTATTGTTTCTTGCTTGATTACTTTCTTCTGCGCTTACTACTCCACTGTTACCTACTCCTTGAACTGCGGTCTGTGGTCCTCCAAAGTCTGGGAACATAGCTTGTGGTTGTAATGCTCCTTCTTTTATCATAGTCCATGTCAATAAGTCTTTTGCGGATTCATAAGGGTTAGGGAAGTCTAATTTCTCGTAGAATGAGATAGGGTCTATTCCTTGCGCGCTCCATAGGTCCATAGCCTCGTTTCTCTGTGTTAGTGGATCCTTTGGTACTAGGGAACCCGACTTGACTGTTACGTGAACTGGTTGAGTGAAGTCTGTGTTGATTATCGCGACCATTGTATCCTTGTTGCGGTCCAAGCCTATTGGGAATGTCTTTTCATCTGTGTAATAAACATACATCATCTGGACGAACCAGTTGTAAAGGTTTCCAGCCATAAGCTCTATATATTCTGTAATCCCTCCACCAATACGAGAACTGTCTAATTGATTTATGAGTATCTTTCCACGAACACTCTCCTGGCTCTTGGTTCCTTCTGGGCTTGAACCTGAAGTTCCAAAGATGTTACGGAGCTCATTGCGGGCGTCTCTCAAGTGATTAAAGACATCTCCTGGTAGCTGTGGGGCGTTATCTCTCTTGTATGCCTGGCTGATGTCTCCTTCTGGGACCCATAGTGGGTTACCACGAGCAAGCTGGGTAGCAGCTTCTGCGGCCTGTTCTTTTGTAAAGTATTTACCTGATAAAACAATACCATTGTTCTGGGCCTCAACGTTGCGGTCTATTTGCTGGTATCTCTTGTTGATAGTGTCTTGTAGTGGGATGTTCTGGAAGACTAGGGAAGTCTCATCGTGTGGACGCTTTCCTAGATTAAAGATTGAAAGGAAGACATAAGGTATCATTGGTCTATCAAAATGGTTTTTTCCCTTAACAAATTCCTTCTTCTTTGCTTTTGTGTTTGGATCTTCTCTCTCTACTTCTCCGTCATAGTTCCAGTGTGGGTTCTTGAACTTTCCGAGGACTTGATGTTCTAAAGTAAAGAATAGGTCGTAGTTTGTATTCCATTCAATGTAATTGAGGTTGGTTCCAAAGTTTCCCTGACACATAGTTCTGATGTAAGATTCTTTCTTTGGGAACATTCGTGAGAGCTTACGAGCAGATGCGCGCTTTCTTTCTCCGAGGAACTCTCCATAATAAGTTCCGTCTACATCTATTTCAGCATTCTTATCAAATATCAAACGGGTTGCGCTGACTTTCTTAATATCATAGTCTTGTTTTGTAGTATCCCAGACAATCTTAATACAACCTAAAAGATTAAGGACCCAGTCGCGGGTTGCGCCCTTCAACTTCATTCTCATTAAGGTTCTTTCTCCTTGATAGTTAAGTATTGGTTGTAGTGCTTTCGTTAGCTTGTCTTGCTGTCCCATAGTAGTAGACACGTTAGCTTCTGGGGTTGCGCGGGTAGCAATAGGTAGGAACGTTTCAACTGCTTCAAAGATAAGATTATCAGTCAGTGGACGCTTTGTCCCTGATGTTTGTAGGTCATTGTAATGCTTTCCTAACCAATAATTGACATTGTCTTTTTGTTGTGTCTTGATGTCTTTCTGATAAGTTGCATCTTCGGAAATCCACTGCGCAGTTAGCGCAATGATTTCTTCTTCGGTCATTGTTGATTCAAACTCTGGCTGCAACTGTTCTTCACCCTCATCTTCATCAAGTGATTTTTTTCCTTTATTTAAAGGGCCAAAGAGTTGCTGGACTCCTCTAACTGAATTGAACGCGTTACGATTATTTATTATTCCCATAATGTTTTGTGTTTAATTTTTTTATAATATAATTATAAACCTAATATTTTTATTTGTAAAATATTTTAGTATATTCTTTGTGGACGAAACAAGTTTTTTCCATCGGCAGTGGTAGTGTAACCCGTTTCTCCTATACTTTCTTGTATGTTAATGATTGCTCCTTCTCCATCCATAAACCTATCCATTCCTGCTCTCCAGTAAAGTGTTGCGTGGACGAAATCGTCACGATCACTTCTCATCCACTTGTGGCGAAGTTTACCTAGTTGGTCCTCTTCACTTATTCGATAGATGTGGGACCAATGAACCCAGTAATCATACCAGTCAGTTTCGGTCCCATAGATTGGTATTCTTCTGTCTGTGAACTCATCTATCAATAGCTGAATGCCTCTGTTGCGGTCAACTGTTACTGAACCCTCATCATCGTTCCATGAGAATAACTCTTCGCTCTTTCTGTCTAAGCGGTAGTAAGCTAGGAATATGCGGTTTTTGTATCTTGATCGTAACTCACGGCTTGCTATCAAGTCTCCTCCTGAGTCGATTACCATAATTGCTTTAGGCCAGCGCTTCATAAGAGCCTCGAGTTCTCCATAACCCTTACAGTCTCCGTAATAGAATATCCCGTCTCGGTTACCTATCACATATCTGATATCACTTCCTGGGTCTACTCCAATAACAATGCGTCCTTTTTGTTCGTTTATTGCGTCAGTAAGGTTACGCATAATCATATCCTTCTGGACCGTGTTACCTGAGCCAGTGTAAGGTATCCCTAGTACGAAGTTAGCAAAGAAGTCAGCGGGCTTTGTTTTCTCTAAGTGTTTGACTGTGTTAGCGGACACCCACGGAGCCATCAATAATGAAATCCAGTAGCCATTTACTCCATTTGGATTTGTATCTTTGTTATATGTTCTGTCCTTCCAGCGGGCGATCCACTCTCCATCGTTTCTATTTAGTTCTGTCTTACAGTTGTTACAACCATAGTAATAGTCCTCACTTCCTTCTTTCTTCATAATGTTCTCCATTACCATGTATTGCTTTTTATTACATTGCGGGCATTTTACGAACCAATGCTTCTGGTCACTCCTGGACCATAGTTTATGAACTCCTACCTCTGGAACACTTGGGTTACTAAATAGCCACTGCCAGCCATACTTTGAGTGTTGGAGACGTGAATAGTATTGGTCCACCACCTTAAGGTTAGAGCGGTCCACCTCATCGTGGACGTTTAAGTCTGAGGATGTTGATAGGGCTTCACGTTCACTCCACGTTCCACGGTAGTATATAACAGAATTACCCACACGCTTCTGCTGTATGGTATCTTTCTTTTCTACCCATTCCTGGAGTATTGGGTTCTGTTCTATTATGCGGTCCACCTTTGATGTAACCAGGGTCTGCACGTCTGAGAAGGTTGGCATGGTGTAAATCATATCCATCTTCTTTGTGTATGCTAACCATAGGCTTTTAAGTATTGCTGTGGTAGTAAATCCTATCTGCGCGGCTTTCATTATAGCTTGGTGTGGAGCTTGGTCTGCGAAAATGTCCCATAAGAAGGCGTGATTGTGGAAGTCTAGCTTTTCTCCCTGTTCGTTCTTTATGTTGTTAGTCTCTAGGAAGATATGGATATCCACTAGACCTAGCATTTCTTTTAGTTTCTCGTCCATTATTTATATTTCTTCATCTCCTTAGTTTGGGCTTTAGCCTCTTTAGGATTTACCTTCTCTAACATTGGGATAAGTTTCTTATGCTCTTTTAACATAGACATTTTAGAAACACATACCATTTTTGCTTTATTCATATTACTTTGTTTTTTTAGCTTTCAATTCGGCTGAGACTCGACGAGCTATCTCAAGCACGTTTATATCATTAAGACCATTGATAGGTTCATCGTTTGTTGTGATGTCTATTCCTTGCTGTGGCATTCCATCAATGTAATTCATTGCGAGTTTTATCATATCTCCCTTACCCTTAACAATAGCTTCGGTAAGTATTCTTTCCACTAACTTGTCTTGATAAGTTTCATCTCTTCCTGGGATCTTCTTTTGTAGTGCTTCAAATAATAAAGTAGTGAGATGTCTTGCTCCCTTTGGTTTACCTGCAGGGTTTCCACTTACTCCTGGAGCAAATGTTCCATCCTGCTTTCTTCCTGTATTTTCAGGATTAGTTGTTGTCATTTAATAAGTATACACCATAGTTTATTCTTTTGACAAGTAATAAAAGAAAAACCCCATATCGATGGAGTTTTTCTTGGTAGGGAGGTTAATCAATATTTAATAAGTAATAAGGTTTTCTCATTGCATTGTTTGTTCCAAAATATAATTTTTGTGCTTTATTTAATTGAGTGTAAACAAGAACTATTGTGCCGAAGTGCCTACCATAACCCAGCTATTACTATAATTGTATTCCTTCTGTATTGCTTGTCAAATATAAAAAAATACTCAAGGCAAATAGATTAATATAAAAGAAATATGTTTCTATGCCCCGAGTATTTTTAGTGAACTATTAGCTGAGTGTGGACGTCTGTGTACTCCTGTTTGATATTGGCTTGTCTCAACGCAGGTTTATACCATTTCGTTTTACCAAGTTAACATATTAATTATACTACTTGTATTTTTCTATGCAAGGTCTACAATTATATTAAAGGCACTTTAAAACTTAATACAATGACAACAGAAGAAAGACTTTTGAATGTTGGCTGGCAAAGACTCAGTCACTTCGCAGAACTTACAATTCTTGGTAGAGAAAACAAAAGACTTCTCTATGCTCCTAAAACAGATTCAGTGGAACGCATTTACACTGTTTCTAGCTCTAATGAACGCCTCTTTGACTTGAGGTATCCTACATCAATTGATTTCCTTGATATGTTTAATGAAGTGAAAAAATGAAAAGATTAAAGGTCTTTATGAAGCCCTTGCCAAAGCCTAAACCGAAGAACGACCACACTAATCGGCATCACGTTGTACCTTCCTCACGGGGAGGTAGAAGTACCATTGAAAATATCGCAATCTTGGATATTGACAAACACCAACATTTCCACCACGTCTTTGACAATAAAGATCCTGTTGAATGTATTGAGTATCTAGTAAACTATTTTTGGCACACCCAAGATGGTGAAACTGGAGAACGGTTCATATTCGAGTGGTTAGACAAATACTACGAGAAGAATTAAAAAAGCCCCAACGAAAGTTGAGGCCTTTTTAATGTGATATAAGTGTCACAACTTTATTATACTATACTACCTTCATGTGTCCATACTCTTTCCAGTACAAGTTACTTCCTGGTTGTAGTGTGTCTCTCCTGAATATCTTTCCATACTTAGGGTCTGTTCTTCCATCGTACTTTCTGATATAAGCGCGGAATTTACACCTTTCACAATAAGCTATGAGTATTCGCTCATCGTTTACTAAGTCTTTCATCTTATGTACTGAGTTTTTATTGTCGCCACACATATTATTTTTTAGCCTTTTCTTCTGCTTCCTTTACTCTTAGAGCGTCATATCTAGTGGTATACTTTTCTATTTTACTCATTAGAGCGGCGCGTTCTTCGTGGTTTTTAGAAGCATTGAATACTCTTATAAACTTATTAACATTTAATACTCTTTTATTTTCTTTTGCTTGCTCTGGTGATATTATTTTTTTCATATTATTCGATGGCGCATATCGCGTCACTATCTGAACTTATAAAGTAGTATTTGTCTTGACCTTTAGTTATAACGTCTACTGCCCAGGCTTTGAAGTATAGAGTTTTACCTATTAAATCATTTGTATTCTCTTCGTCTGTAATATCTGGGTTATTTTTTACTAGTGTAACGAAAGCATTACCTCCTATCGCAATTATAGTTCCATGTTCTTCTATTGCGTCAGATTGTATTGCGCCAATTTTAACTTCTTTTATATCTAGCATTATCTTATTTCCGAGTGGTTTCATATTCTTTATCTATAAATTCTTTAATTAATAATAAACATTCTTCTAATGTAGGTTTTTCACAAATAAAAGTATAATCATTTTCTCCATACCAATCTAACCCAGCTCTCCAATGTTTATACTCATCTTTCCATCTTTCTATTCTAAGCATATACTTAGAGCCAATTTCTTTAGTAAGTTTTTCAATTAAATTTATATCTTCCATATTATTTTTTATCATCTTGTTTATCAGTGATACAAACCTCCATGGTAATGTAATTAGCTGCACTTTGTAATGCGTTTGTTACTGCACACCTTGTTACTCTTGCTGGGTCTATAATACCTGCCTTTATCATATCTACTGCTTTGTCGTTCTTTGCATCGTAGCCTTTCTTGTTTGGGAGTTTCTTTACTATCGATGTGTAATCTTCGTTACAGTTCTCTATGATTGCTCGTAGAGGTTCTTTGAGCGCGTTTCGTAGGATCACTTCTCCTGCTGAGTTGCCCTTTAGCTTGTTACTTATGCGGTAGAGACACATACCTCCACCCTCTACAATTCCCTCTTCTAGGGCTGATTTTGTGGCGTTTATGGCGTCTTCTATCTTATACTTCTGGTATTCTCGTTCTGTATCTACGTGAGCGCCTACCTTGATGGTTGCTACTCCTCCTGCGAGTTTATCTGCTCTGTCGTTTAGGAACTTCTTCTCGTAGATGTTCTTTGTGTTCTCTACCATTGCGCGGAGGGTTTCTTCTTTCTCTTTAGCTTTTGGAGAGTTGTTTATGATTAAAGTCTTTTTGTTACTTGAGACGATTCTCTCTACCTTACCCAAGTGTTCTAGCTTTACTTCTGATAGCTTTATACCTGTGAGTTCTGATACGAGAGTTGCGCCAGACATTGCTACCATATCTTCTAGGTCTGCATTACGGGCTTGGATTACTAGTGAGTTGAACATTCCTGCTGACTTTGAGTTTACTAGGGTTCCAAGCACTGCGTTATCTATATCACTTGCTAGGATTACCAGGGTTGTGATCTTGTTTGTCTCCAGGAGTTGCAATAAGACCATAAGGTCTGGGAGTGAAGAGATTCGTCTGTCTGTTGCAAACACTCTAACATTTTCCAGTTCTGCTGTTCCATTTCTTATATTATTTATAAATGCGTGGTGGGCGAACCCTACGTTGGTCTCTAGCCCCTGGGATATTTCGTATTCTATCTGAGGGAGAACGTTGTCCTCTACATTGATAGGGACTCTTCGTCCTACTTTGTTTATAATGTCTGTTATCAAATTACCTATGGTCTCATCTTCTGCGGAGATAGTTGCTACATTTGCGAGCTGGTTGTCCTTTACAGGCTTAGCCATGTCTTTTATGTATTCATTTACCTTGTCCCCCCATTTTATAAGTGAGCGTTTGATGTCCATTGGACTCTCTGGTCTCTTCTGGGCTTCGTCTATTATTGCTTTCAAAAGGACAGAGGTAGTGGAAGTTCCGTCTCCTGCCTCATCGTCTGTTTGGCCTGCGGCGTTCTTTACAAGCCACGCACCCATATTCTCGAACTTATCTTCTAATGTTATTGAGTTGGCGATGGTCTTTCCATCGTTGGTTATCTTAGGTTGCATCTGGTCATCTATGAAAGCATTACGCCCTTTAGGACCGATGGTTGTGCGAATAGACTTCACTACGATGTCTATTCCTACCTTGATTTTATCTTTAGCATCTCTGCTGAAATTTACTTGCTTACTCATATTACTTCTTTTTATTCTTAACTAATACTAATGTCTTTTTAATGGTATCTATTTCTGGTTGTTTTTCATAATAACTTCCCCAAGAAGCTGTAATGCCATATCTTGTTATTATTTGAGGGCTTGTTTCAATTTCTTTCTTTATAGTTTCCTTAACTCCTAGATAATCATATATCGCTTGGAGTTTTTCTCTTATTTCTAAATCGTGCTTTCCTCCCACATGAAGCAATTGATTTTTTTCAAGGTCGATTAACTTGTTTTGATTAGCTTCAATTTGTATGAGTATTCTTAATAATTGTTTTTTCTTTATCATATTATCTGTCTTCATCTTCTAATATATCTCCCAGGGCGAGATCTCCTGAGTGGTCTTTAATAATTTGCTCTGTTTTATTCACAGTGATGAACTCTCCTTTTGGAGTTTGCTCATTTATGATTGAGTTAATAGTTGCGCGGGTTACTTCTTCGGTCTTGATATTCTTATGCACTCGTTTGGCATAGAAAAATAATCCTCCGATGAATCCTCCAACTAGTCCAAGCACTAGCCCTAATAAAAAACTAAGCATTTGGGTCTTTTATAATTACAGGCTTTGCTGTGATACCAGAGTCTCCATAAATCATCTGGATACTTAAAACTAAGCCCTTACTTGATAAAAGTTCGTTAACTTCTTTGGCGGCTTCGCCTGCGACCTTTTCGAACTCTACTTGTTCTGCACTTTTTTCTTCTTTAGACATAATTTATACTAAAATTACTAATAATAGTGATATTATACTCCACCTCATATAAAACTGTCAACTATTTCTCTATTTTTTTGTATTCCTCTAGTAGTTTTAGGTAGTGGTATATCGCTTTTACACTCTGTTGCCTTAAAAGGAAGAGGTCGTCTAGGTATTTCTGTCCTTTATCTCTCAATAGGTTCCTTGAGAACATTGAACCATTTCCTCCTAGGTTAATATTGCAATAATAGCATTGTATTCTAAGGTTATCTAAGTTGTATCGGAGAATAGCCCCTCCTACCGAGTTAGGGATGAAATGTCCAAGTTGGCGGTTACTTCCATCTACTTCTTTATCACAAGTGTAACAGTGATGCTTACCATCCTTATCTATGTATCTTGCGAGACTTATTCTTCTGCACTCTTGCCATAACTCGTCTTGTATCTTTCTTATGTTGCTCTTGAATTTTCTTTTTAGCATAATAATTTTCTATAAACTTAGTTACAATGTAATCATAAAGTGAATTTTTCATATATTAATCAGTGAATTTTTCTCCGCAAGAAGGGCAAGTATGTTCTTTCTTTTCTTTAGAGTCATCAAAATTATCTAAAGATAAACTTTCTTCTTCTGGATAACCTAATCCAAGTTCTGTATTATCAAATCCTAAATCCTTAAGTTCTTCCATTTCAAAATCAGCTCCTAAAATATCAAAATCAAAAGTTCCGCGCAATTTATTTAATTCTAGATTTAAATCTTTAAATTCTTTTTCAGTTAGTTTTCTATTTGGTATTCTTACATCAATTTCCTCAAAGTCTCTACCCAATAAAGAAAGAGCCTTACATCTCTGATGACCAGAAATTAAGACTCCATCAAAATCAATTATAGGTACATCTACTAAATTAAATCTATATAAACTCTTCTTAAGATATTCTATTTGTGCTTCTGTTATTTTCCTAGGATTCCTCTCATAAGGAATTATATCAGAAACTTTTTTCTTAGTATTTAACCAAATTAGTTGTGTGTTCATATTAATATAATACTACTAAAAATATTTTAATCAAGTATATTTATAATTTAGGTATAGGAAATTAAAAGCCATTTAGTATTATAGTCTATTCTAGTGAATTATTTTGTGAGAATTTCTCTTCTCTAATTCTTATGTCTCACTATCAGAGGAAGCTCGCACGAGCTATCTGTGGGTTTCTTGCGCCAAGACATTTTACTAAAAACGCAAGATTCACTTCTATAACTTAGGGTAGCTGGATTCTGCCAGTCACATCATTATAAAGTCCTATAATTTAATCAAGTAAGATTAATATGGCAAATAGGTCCGCCAACCATATTAAAATAAAAACCCTTTCACAAGAGCTTAACTAATTTCTTAATTAAGCACCCGTGAAAAGGTTTTGAATCTTTTGGGTTTCTTGTGGTAACTAAGTTACATTCAAATAATACTATACCTAATAAAATAAGTAAACAAGTTAATTACCAATAGAATACAAAATAAAATGAGTGTCAAATAAAGTTATTGACAAGTTGTTTACATAGGAGTATATTTTAATATTATAAATAATATTAAAATATTTTATGCCTAATGTAGAAAGTTTTAAATCAAAAGAAGAGTATAGAAAGTGGTATTCTAATTATAGAAAAAAAAATAATGAAAAATTAAAGATATATAATAGACAATATATAAAAAAATGGAGAAGTAAAAATGGAACAGAAAAAGATAAAGTTAGAAAATTGCTTTATCACGAAATTGCTAATAATAAAATTGTTAGAGGTCTCTGTGAGGTATGTGGAAATCAAAATGCTGAGGGACATCATTTTGATTATTCAAAACCATTGGAAGTTATATGGTTATGCCCAGTACACCATAAAGATATGCATAGAAAATTATAGTCAAATACTTATCCACAGGTTAGTAATAAAAACACTTGACTCATAGCAATACCTTTGCTAGTATGTAAGTAGAGGAGGTTTGGTCACCTCACAATTAATAAAAATTATTTATGAAAATATTAAAAGAAGTTGTCGCTTGGGTTTGTGTAGCAGGTATAGCAGCATTATTAGTTTATTGTGTTTTATATTAATTTTATGAAAATTAAAGAAGAATTTGCAATGATGGATTTTTTTCTCAAGTCGTGCCAGAGGTTATATGAGGAGAATCAAGCAGATATAAAAAATAGGACAGGGTTCAAGTCTAGCGGGGAATATAACACAGGTTACATTCAAGGGTTGATGGATGTATCAGACGCAATGAGTAAGTGGAGGAAATTAGATAAATAATATGAACGAGCTAGAATTGTTCTGGGAGAATATAACTCCCGAGTCAGAAGAAAAGTTACAAGAGTATTTTATAAATCAAGAAAGAGAGTTTGGAGGTATGGGAGTTACTAAAGATAATGTAGAAGATTTGTTTGAGGTCTGGTCGGAGAATTTAGATTTAGAAGACATAATAAAAATATTAAATGATAAGTATTAAAGATTACACTCCCGAGTTTATCAGGAACCAAAGAGCAGAGGTTCAGTCAGAGGAAGAGAGATGTGGCATTCCCCAAGAGAATAGGATTATCAATTTACATCCTATGACTTACAAGGAAGCCATCCATCTCGCTTGGGAGGTTTTAGAAGAGAAAAGGAAAGAGGTTGAGTCAGATGTTAATCGTCCCGAGGGTTCAGTCAACCAATACGAGGACGCGATAGCATTATTATCAAATTTATTTTTAAGAGATATTATATAAAATATCTTGGATAGTTATGAAAAATAAATTCAAAATTAAATGTAGTTTATGTGGTATTGAAAAAAATGTATCATATAAAACTTTTTATGCTTTTTATAATTATTCAAAACATAAATGTTGTAAATCTTGCACTTCTAAAATAGCCTATAGAAATAATCAAAACTTTGGATTTAGGAATGGTAATATTGTTAGTAAGGAGACTAGAGAAAAAATAAGTAAATCGTCTATAGGTAAAATTGGTAAGAATAGGGGAATAAAACTTTCAGAAGAACATAAAAATAAAATAAGACTCTCTCATTTAAAAGAAAAATCTTATAGATGGATTACAGATAGAACTAAACTTAAAAAATCAGAAAGAAAAGATAAAGATGTTCAATATATTGAATGGAGAACAGAAGTAAAAATTAGAGATAATTATAAATGTAGATTATTAAATAGTGATTGTAGGGGTCGCCTAGAATCACACCATATATTTAATTGGATAGATTATCCAGAATTAAGATATGTAATTAACAATGGCATTACACTTTGTGCCTTTCATCATCCTAGAGGTCGTGGAGAAGAGAAACGAATGATTCCAATATTTCAGGAATTATTGTCAGTATCAGAAGTATAAATTTGAGTAAAATGGCAGATTCAATTATAGATGTTCCAGAGAACGATTCAGACTACGATTACTGTAAGTTAGATAAGTTAAGGGAAGAGGCTGAGCAAGCCGAGAGAGATGAAAGAGAAAGCATCGAAGAATTATCAGATTTAGATAGAGATTTTATATAATGAAAAAACTTTACGAATTTAATGAAGCTAAGCACGTTCACTCATTAGGAGGTAAAAGACTCTATGGGGTGACAACAGTTTTAGGGGTTATAAGTAAGCCTTCACTTATTCAATGGAGCGCAAATCAAGCGGTTGAGTATATTCAAAAGAACTGGGAGGTATATATCGCTACTGGAACTCCTACCACAGACCTATTTATTGAGGCCAAAACCGCCCACAGGCGCACGAAAGAGGCCGCAGGGGACATTGGGACCACCGCTCACCAAGCTATCGAGAAATGGATCAAGTCTGGGTGTGATGTAAATGTACCTATTGCAATATTCTGTGGGTATGATAAACAAATCCAGGAGATGTTTATGAACTTCGTAGAATGGGTACAAAGTAACAATGTAACATTTTTAGGAAGTGAGAAAAATGTTTACTCTGAGAAAATGTGGCTCGGTGGCATAGTTGACTTTATCTGCACTATCGATGGTAAGCGTTACGTGGGAGACATCAAGACTTCAAGCGGTATCTACCCTGAACACTTTCTACAATGTGGAGCCTATGACCTTATGCTCGAAGAAATGGGAGATCCTAAGGCTGAGGGTTACATTGTAGTAAACATTAGAAAGGACGGAAAGATGAAAATCAAAACATTTAAAAGAACCAAGATATTTAAGGAAGCGTTTGTCCACGCTTTAGAATTATTCAAGGCTATGAAGAAGATAGACTTCAAGCCTTACTAACATGAAAGAAGATATACAGAAAATAATTTCTGATTTTATGGAAACACAAATGGTCGATGGTAATATTGATGAAGAAGGACTAACAGATAAACTTATTGAATATTATGAAAAAAGAAACACTACCACAACTCATAATGAAACGTTTTAAAATCAATTGGAGAAATGGCCACCAGGGGTTTGTAAACTCTCAGGCTATCCAGGATGTTATGCATTCTATGACTGGGCGTAAACACGAGACTGTTGGCCGCGCTCTCCGTATTTTAGCGGAGGAAGGCCACATAGAAAAGAAGTTAATGAAGCCAGAAGGTCACAAGGTTGAGAGTGTCTATTACAAGTATATCCCTACCGAGCACGAGCAGTTGGCTATGTTTATGGGGAACTATAATAAAAAATAGACCCCTTTCGAGATCTATTTTTCTTCATTGCAATTTTAAAGGTTATGTTTTTAACGATACAAAACTAAACGCGTAACAATCCATTAAGGATGTATTTATATCATAGCACAGAGTAGTCTTATTTGTCAATAAAAGTTATCCCCACTTTTACTTGACTATAACAATACCTTTGCTATGATGTAGGTATACATCTGTTGACGCATTGTAATTAGTAGAAAGGAAAGACGTAGTGGTGGCTCACGCTGGTACTATCGTAAAGAACTGGAAACTAGTTGCAAGTCGTCAGCATAGGTCGAGGCTGGAAACATTAACAAACAAATAACAAACACACATAATTATATGGCAATACCAAAAGACACAGTTATTCCAGCTTCAACTGGATCGTTCGCAAAAATTCAAGAGGGTAATAATCGTTATCGAGTTTTATCAGATGCAGTTACTGGATGGGAGGGTTGGAAAGACAAGAAACCTTTTCGTCACGAGGGAGATGTCTGTAAGATTACAGCTGAACAAGTTGACCTTACTAAAGACGGGAAACCTAACATTAACTACTTCTGGGCTATGGTTGTCTGGTCTCACGCAGACAAAAGAGTACAGATTTTAGAAATCACTCAGAAAACTATAATGAACGCTTTAGTCCAACTAGAGCAAAATGTAGAAGACTTTGGAGATTTAAAGAATTACGACATCATTATTAACAAATCTAAGGTCGGAGATAAGACTTCTTACACGGTCCAGGGAACACCTTCAAAGGCGCTCACCCAGGAACAAGTAGAAGCCCACGAAACAAGTGAAGCAGACTTATCAAAACTTTTTAAGGGAGACTATCCTATAAAAGAAGCAGAAGCAGAAGCTAAGCCTGAAGATATACCGTTTTAATGTATGGAACCACAATACTTTGACAATGACAATATAGCTAAACCAATTTACAAGATAAGTTCTTTAGCTGATAGAGTATTGCCTACTGTTAAGGTAAAAAAGAGAGGCGGATTAAATGAAATAACAGACCTGAGAGAGAAGACGGCTTTGATGCTAAATCTAAAGCTAGGAGCTATCCAGGGAATTACTAAAGGTTGGACTAAGAAGCAGATATATGATACATATCACTCCGCAGAACAATTCATTAATCCGCCCGCATTGTGGTGGTGTATATATAAACAAAAAAAACACATATATGGTAAAAGAATTAAGCAGAAAGGACTTCGTGGAGTGGGGAAGGAAGGCGGGGCAAACAACCAAGAAGAATATGCCCAAAGATCACTATTCTAAAATTGGCAAAAAGGGAGCAAAGAAGAGGTGGAGTAAATTATTAATTAATAAATAATTATATGAAAGATATTTTAGCAGGAATAATAGGAATAACATTAGGGGCAGTTGGATGTTTAGTTCAAGTTGCTTTCTGGGGTGTTTGTGTGGTTGGTGGGTTGTGGATTGGATTAAAAGTTATAAGTTGGATATTTTAATTTTATGAACGCAATTTATAAAAAAAATGTACACAAACGCAAATATATCCGCAAGCCTCTATGTGCTAATCTCGGTGGAATTTGTGAGTTCTCTCACTGTCGCTGCAATTACCCCCTTATTCAGCCTGAAACTAGGGCTAGAATCGATGAATACCTCCATCATAGACAACGAGTCATCAAGCGTAAAAGAGAGGTGGAATTACAGAAGTTGGATAATGAGATAACAATAGAAGTTTCTCCTAGAATAGATTGGTGTGGGGCTTGTAAAAAAGAGCATGGATATGATTGTCCTAAAGATACTCCTCGCTACAAAGGCTACACCCCTCCCAAGAAATTCAACTACTGGAAAATTCTTATTATTATTGGTTTGTTTGGATTGGTGTGTTTAGGATATGTATTAGCAATAACGGTCGTGGATTTATTAAGTTAATAACATATCGATGGTGTGGTTATGATGTCCCCAGCGTAAAAGTCGTAAAGGTCTACATAGACGTATGGAGATATTAGATGGTAACGGTGTAACTCCGTTCGGGGACGCCATAGCCACATCATCAAGAACATTAAATATTATGAAAAAGAAAGATTTATTAAAACTTCAAGAAAAAATGATAACTTTTGAACACGGTAAACCACCTAAAGGATATAAACCACCATATTGGAGTTGTGATTGCTGGAGTTTACAAAGAATTAGGGAACTTATAAAAGTCGTAAAACCATTTATTAAATAGCCATCTAAAACATTATGAAAATATATAAAACAAATGAAGACGTTATTAAAGACATTAAAAATGGAGTATTAGCAATAGAGGGAGATGTAATATTTGAGTGTTCTATCTCCATACCAGCAAGTATTATAGTCACCGCTGGGAACATCAACGCTTGGAACATCAACGCTTTGAACATCACCGCTTTGGACATCAAAGCTTGGAACATCACCGCTTGGGACATCACCGCTAGGAACATCAACGCTGGGGACATCTTATATTACGCATTTTGTTGTGTATATCAAAATATTAAATGTCTATCTATCAAAGCAAAAAGAACTCCAAGTAAAGAGCCAATTTGTTTAGAGGGTAAACTTGAAATTAAAGAAGATGAAAAGGTTGAAGAACTAACTCTCTCCGAAGTCTGTAAACAACTCGGTAAGAATGTTAAAATTATTAAATAGCCATCTAAGAAATATATGAAAAAGATTAAAAAGTTTTTACATGATAAATTACACTGGGGTTATCCTACATATCCAATAGAAGTTGAGAATATGTATGAAAATCCATATCCACAATACAAATGTAAATATTGTGATGATGTAGTATTAAAAGACAGCCAAGGTAATTGGTTTCACTCATTAAAAGATTAAATCAACTGGTTACAAATATTAACCAGTTCAAAAAATGAAAACTCCGACATATACTTTTGAAACATTAAAATTAGCTAAATTATTTATAGGTAAAATATCTTTACAAGGATTTTTACTAAATGTAGCAAACTCGTTTAAGGAGGGTAAAATTACTAAACAAGAAAAAGAAGAACTATTATTAAATATAAATATATGAAGAAACCTAAAATAGAAATTAAAATACTTTGTGATAAGTGTGGAAAGGATATGCCAAAAGATGAAGAAAAGAGCAACAAAAATTGGTTTGTTTCAAAAGAAAAATGCCCTTGTGGTGGAAAAGGGAAATTATTACTAACTAACTCCCCCCTCATAGATTAAGAGGGAAAGATATATATATATATGATTAAAGCAATAACATTTTTTAACAACTGGTGGAGTAGAGAGGAGATTATTTTACTAGAATTATCTTATTCAAAAAGTGCTATAGTCGTGGCATTATTAGGTTTTGGAATAGTAATAACTATATGAAAAGAATAAAAAAATTACCAATGGAGATGTTTTTAGTTCAATGCGATTGCAGTGAAGAAAATAGAATAGGGTTTTTATATCCTACAGAAAAATCAGCAAATAAAGGTCTATGTAAAACAGCAGTAGTTTCTAAAGTAAAGATTAGTAAGATTAAATAACTATATGGAAAACTCAAACGAAAAATCAAAAGAATGTTGTGTGATGTGTAATCAAGAAAAAACTACAAGATTTTGGGCTAAAGGGGAATGTAGAAATAGATGTTGTCTTTGTCATAAACCATCAGTAGAAGTAAGTAAACATATCTGTTGTGATGGAGAATGTAACCACGATGATTGTTGTGGAAAAGTAGAAGCAAACTGTCCTAACTTTGAACCCCAGTCCATTCCCCTAGAAAGAGATGAGAGGGACATCAAAGCTATGTGTAGAGAATGTAAAAGAGAGTTCACTACTTGGCTATCAGATAGTAATGAATGTCCTGAATGTGAAGGAGAAATGATGTTCTTTGATTATTTACCTACCCCTAACCTCACCTCAGAGAGTACTGAGATGGAAGAATGGGAGATAGAGTTTGAAGAAATGGTTCACGCAAAAGGTCAGTTCATTGTTTCAAGTAGAGTAGTAAAATCTTTTATCAAATCCCTCCTCTCTTCTCAATCCTCCAAAATTAAACAGGAAATGATTAAGGAGATTCAAGATTTAATGAAAGAATTTGCAAATACTCTGTTAGATAAAAGACAATCAGGTTGGGATTGGCTTATAAAAGCTAGAAACATTATAAATAACAGTAATTAAGCAAGGAGATATGAAAGGAAATTTAAAAGATTGTATATGTGATAAAACACCTAATGGAAAACATAGAAAATATTGTGATGCTTTTAGATTATCTGAATTTATGAAAAAAATGGTTGGAGTAGATAAAGATATTACAATAACTATAAATGGTAAGCCATTATCAACTAACGAGCAATCCCCTAGCTCAATAAAATAGGGGGAAGAATATGATTAAACATATAGAAATAAAATCTTATCTCTATGGAGATATAAAAGTATCAATAAAAACTGACTATGATAAAAAAGAAGTTTCGTTAGTCCGAGCTAAAAATATAATGAATGGTATACCAAGTGATTGGGAAAAGATGGAATATGTATTTATTGGTAGAGGTGTGGAGTATAGAAATGGTTGGTTAAATGTATTGCACGGAATTGAGTATGCTATAAAAGAAGCATTTGATGAATTAGAAAAATACTTAAAAGATATAGAAAAAGAAAAGATTAGCAATGTTGAGGCAATATTAAGTGAAGCAACTTTAATAGTTAAAAATAAGGGTAAAAAGAAGTAATTTCCCCCATAGAGTAGATAAATTATATGCCCCGCTCATACATAAAAGTATCCCTAATATGTGCTAACTGTAACAAGGAATTTACTGTGCCTGAAAAGGAATACCTTAGAGGTCGGAAGTATTGTGATAAGATTTGCAGTGATGAAGGGAGAGGATTTAAAATTAAGAAGAAATAAATATGAAAAAATATCAAACAATTATAATAATATTTGTCGCGCTGGGAATGATGACTACAATGTATCACCTAGTATTTAGATGCACCCAACATTGGGTATAATTATATGAAAATACTAATTTTTATATTAGCTTATATGTTAACTAGTATGAGGGATAAAAAATTAAACCTTCCCAGCAAGTCCTTGCATTAGACCACCAGTTTGTTTTGGAGCTTGGGCCATCTCTCCCTTTGAACTAGAAATCTGAAGTAACTGTTTAATTGTATCCATTGGATTAGAAGTATTTGAAGTTGGTTTAGCTTGTTGGTTGTCTCCTTTTAAGAAACTTGTAGCGTAACTATCTACTTTGCTAGCATATGAAGGAACATCAAATCTAACGTTATACTTCTTATTGATACTCCTAGATGGTGATCCATCAGAAAACTTACCAGTATGCGCGTCTTTTTCGCCTTCTCCTGCATTCCAGGCTGAGGCGATTTGTTTTGTATCCCACCCTTTATCAAGCCATTTAGATACTTTATTTGATACTACATAAGTTTCATTATCTGGGGTAAGAGGCATTTCTTTACCGAATACTTCTTTCGAATAACCCCTCCAAGTGCTAGGAGTAAACTGGAAGATTGACTTTAATTCTCCAGTCTTTCCAGCTTTTAATTTACTAGTGTCAGGCTTACCTCCGTTTTCAGCGTAACCTATGGCTTTCACTATTGCGTTTATTTTTTGTTCTTTGTCCATATATTATCTATTAAATATTTTACTAAATAATCCAGATACTCCTGTGCCTAGTTTTGAAGCACCAATACCTCCTAAGATAGCGGGGATTAAACCTACAGCGGTTCCAAGTCCCGTAGCAGCCCCAGAGTTAACTTGTCCATAAGAGTATGGAGTTCCTGTTACTGCTGGAGTTCCACCATATCCACCAGAAGTTCCATAAGCGTCTGATTGCTTTGTCTGGAAATTTTGGAGAGTTGTATTTCCAAGATTATTTATAGCTGTTACATAATTTTTAAGTTGAGCTGGGTTAAGGTTTGAAAGGTCTGCACTATTTACCATGTTTGTTACTTCGGTTGGAGTAAGCTGACCACTTCTTCCCAAGATTTGAGCTGAGGTTAGTTTCAATTCATTAAACATTGAGTTCACGATAGCGGCATTATCTGGAGTCATATTAGCAGCAATGTAGTCTTTAATTGTTTTGTTTACCCAGGGAGAACTAGAATTGTTTATCCCCGCAGTATCAAGGAAGTTTATTACCTGGGGAGCGACTGCTTCGAACTGTCCCATTGTAGTTGAAAGTTGAGCGCCTTGTTCTTGCAAATTTGCCCCTATACCCATACTGGTCTGTGTTTGTGTACTTTGGGCTGTTGGATTAAATCCTTGACCCGTCATTTGATTCATAGCAGCTTGAAGTGAGATAGATCCAGCTAAGCCTAATGGTTGTAAAATAGCTTGGACAGCTGGATCTTTTATATCAGTACCAGCATTAAGATATTGTTGTACGGAGGATATAGCGGAATTAAGTATGGTTGGATCAATAGCCTTACCTGTCTGAGGATTTGTAAGCATACCAAATTGCATTGTTGGTTGTGAGGCACTCAATGCTGACTGTATAGCTCCTGTTTGTAGTCCTTGCTGGGTATTTAAAGCTCCTAACTGTCCAGTAAGAGCATTTAACTGTCCAGTAAGAGCATTTTTTTGGTCTAAATATTGCTGTTGAAGAACTCTTCCCTTACCCTCTTTATATTCTATTGTTCCTGGTTCCAGTCCAATAGCCGCAAGTTGATCCGCCTGAGCCTTATCTAAGTCAGCAATTTTTTGAGAAATATCTTCTATAGACTTGTTCTTTTCTGTGAATTGCGCGATAGGAGTGGTCCCTTTACCTGCTAGAGTGCCTAGTAGTCCAGTATTCGATATATCTGCGCCTACGGGCGTTGTGGACGTTTTTACGGGGGTTGTAGCCTCTGGGGTGACTGTTGGTTTGAAGTTTTGCCATGTAGAAACTACTGGAGTTGGATTAACCGTAGGAGTACTGTATTGCTTTATTGCCGCCTGAGTTTTAGGTCCCATTATTCCATCCTCGACAAGGTTTGCCCCTTTAGCGTTTAGAGCCTTCTGTTGGGATAAAACACTCTGGTCCACTTTAGAAGTGGTTGAGGTAGTTTTTACTGGTTGAACAGTTTGATTCGCGGGAAGAACTGACTGTTTAGGATCAATATTCAAGACTGGAGCTTTTGCCTGGACCCCCATAGATATTTTAGCCTTTGGAGGTGTAGTCAAAGCTGGGTCTTGATAAGATTTCACAGATAACCCCAAGTTGGGTAGGGTTGGAGCTGTTTTATTCATTTGGTTTGGATCGGTATTAAATGTTGCCATATATTATTAAGATAAACTTCTAGTAAATAAGTTAGGGTTGTTGACTTCTTGATCTGCGGGGGTAATCGCCACGGACCACGACTTGGAGCCAAATTCTGCGTCTAATTGTTCTATTCCAGAGTTCCATAAATCTAAGTAAGAAGATGCGCGGGTTGGATCTGGGACACGGGAAGTAAAGTAAATACTCAACGCTCTATAAAGTGGGAGGTCTTGATAATCTTCTGCTAGGATAGACATTTCACCAATTGTGTAAGCACTCGCAGCGCCAACTAAAATGGTAGGTCCCTGGTATTGATTTACTAGAGTTATAGAGGTCGTAGAAGATGAGGAAGCTATTTCATACCATTCTCCGTCTCCTGTAGGTTGAGTTATTCGAATCCATCTGCCTGCCATTGTAGGAGTCCAAGTTGTTCCTACTCCTGTTATGGTGGTAGTTCCTGTTGTAACGTAAGCAGTTCCTGCAACATAATCAGCGACACTCAAGTCTTTAATTCTTGCTTTAAAGTTGTAGGTAATAGGATTTGCACTTGATGCAGGGGTTGGAAAGACATACAACTTTTTATTATAAATATAATAAAATTGTGGGATATCTGAAGTGTAAGGGACGAAGTTTAATGAATCCCAGAATTGTCTATTTGGAGCCTCTGTAAGTTGATAGCGTATATTCCCTACAGAGACGTAAACACTTATCAATGTTTTAATATTAAATGGTAAATCATAGTCCTGTTGACTTGCAACAGTTCCCCCTGGAACAACAGCACTTCTTTCATTGAAGAAATACTTTGTTATTAAATAACGATCTGCATCGTTCATAAGTTGATCACCTAACGCCAAATTATCTGTCGATGTGTTGGCAGTAAGTTTCCCCCATGTGTTTCTTCTTTCTGTGTAACTTCTCATATATGTATTGTATAATTAAATAATAATAATGTAAAACTATGATAGGAATAAGAATCCTCTGATATACCAATTTGATGTTATTGCTACTGTTATTTCAATAGAAGTCTCAGTGATGGCAGTAATTTTAGCCGAAGCTACAGTATTTCCTGCTCCAGTACTATCTACGAAAGCAAAATATGCAGCTGAAGAGGAAACAAATTGTTTTGATAATGAAGTTACGTCAGTATAAGCAGAAGTACAAGCCTGAGAAAAGTTTGAAATTGTATTACCACTAGAGTAATAATCTTGTCCGCTTGCAGTATCAATACTAAAAACTTTTCCAACTCGAGCCTCTCCTGCTATTGTAGCTTTTTCATTATAAGGTCCACCTCCATAAGCACCATTCGTAGCTACTCCATAAAATGTTAGGAGACTAAAATTTGGTATTTTTGATATTGTAAAAACCTCACTTGTAGTAGAGACCCAATTCATAAAGTATTGATTAGCTGGGAGTAAATCATTTTCCTCTATTTTTTGTACGTCTAGGCCATTATGTTTGTGTGCAGGAATTTTAGACAAAGTAAATTGCTTGGCATTCATATAAGAATTTATGCCATCTTGTACCATCTTTTCTGCATCTTTTTTTGTTATGTATTCATCCATATTATCGTATTCTAATTTCTTTAATTCTTACAAAACTTGGTGTGGTTGAGGTACTTGTCATTGTAGCTTTAATCTGCACCCATTGTGCATTTTCAAAGTTTACGGTATCAGTGAGCCCAGACACATCTCCCACTCCTCCACCTGAAGTTATTGGGACATCTGTGAACGCTGAATTAATATCTGTTCGATATGAAAGTGTTACTGATTCTCCCGAAACTAAAGGAGTAGACAGTTTGTATTCTAGGTTTTCAAATGTTCTCTTGGTCTTGAGTTGTCCTACTGGAATAAGATCTGATACTATATAAGACTCTCCTCCAGAGTAAGGAACTGAGATACCTTTATCTGTACCTCCATATGTAGGAGATGATCCATTCCATTCGGCACTAATATAGCCACTACCAAAACCTGCAGAGGATACTGAATTTGTAGCGGTCCATCCTATCATCAAGCCATAACCATCACCTAATGGCATAGTCATAGACTGAGTCTTGTATTCGTACTGTAATAAAGAAGAAACAAATCCAGCGGTAGTATTTTTAGTAGTTATATCAACTTGAAAGAGTGCGTCCGTTTCTAAATCAATACACCAAAGCCCACCGTATTCTGGTATTACTACTCCTGCATTTGTAAAACATTGAACTCCAAAATAAAGTTTATTTCTATTATAAACAGCATCACTAAATAAGTAGTATGGATTAACAGTTTTACTTAACTGTTGGGGCATTTGTTTATAGAAAGATACATTTGAACCATTTGTTTGATATATTCTCCCTTTATACCCACAAAATACATAAGTGGTAGTATTTACTGTTACCATTTTTTGAGTGAAGTTTTCGGACAAATATATCGGGGTTGTATAACCTAAAGAGATTCTATCCCACGGATATATATATTTACCTAACGCTCCAATTAAAATTGACTGTCCTTGAAACTCTAGACTTGTAATCATATCCGCATTTTGAAGAGTCAAAGATGAAGCATTGAACGTCCATGAAGTAGGAACAGTAAATGTTAGACCTGTGTTTGAAGCAGTAGCTGTGTCACTAATTGTTGCAATTTTAGAACTAGTTCGTGCAGTTATAATAGCTCCTGCGGGTATCCCTGTTCCAGTTATGACACTTCCTACCATTGAGGAAGTGAAGAAATTTGTAGTAGTTGTTATAGTAGTACTTCCATTTGTAGTAGCCCCATCTGCGGCTGAAACTGCTCCAGCAGTAGGATGAAATGTTTTCCCCGCAATTTGAAGCAATGAGCCTAATGTATTCTGTAATCCAAATCTTAAATTTCCATCTATAGGGTCTACCACTATCGGTCTATTAACAAAGGACCAAGAAGATGTGATCACAGTCCAACTACTTATAAAGTTATCTGCAGAACTTGTTATGTACGATAATGATGGGTAATTATTATTAGTAGGGTCTCCTACTCTTTTACATACTATACTTGTTGCAGTAGTTGCAAATAAATACCCTTTCCATCCACAAATATTAAAGAGTCCAAGTTGATTATTTGTGGATTCATCATACCTACCAGCACAATAAACCCACTTGTTGGTTGTTCCCCCAGAAAGAATATAGGTATTTAATACCCAAACTCTACTATTAGAGTCTAGACAAAACCATACCTTGTAATCGCTATTAGGAATATCTACCTTTGTATATGAAACAGGAACACCCATGTCACAAGTATTAAAAGTATTTGTTCCTGATCCTGTATCTGTCACTAATTGTTGTGTTCCACCTGCTGAGGTTGAAATAGTAAAAGTGGTTGGAGTTGGAATTGTTTTAATGTAATATTTTTGATATGCAGTTAGTCCTGCGGGTACTGCTCCTCCTGAGTTTACAAAATATATAGCAGTATTTACTTCTAGGGGGACTATCCCATCATAAGTAAAAACATCAGTTCCAGCATCTACTGTATAAGACTTAGTAGCAATACTTGCCTGAGTGTACATAGTTTCGGTTTTCATTGCGACAGAAACTTCTCCTGGAACAGTACTTGGATCTACATTCCTCATATCAAAAATACCAGTATAAGGATTATCACTTATTCCATTCTCCCATCCGTCTATTACTATGTCGTTGTTTTCAAGTCTATATGCCATATGTTTTTATTTGTTTAATCCCCAGTTGATAAATTTGCCTGCGAAGTAAGTTATTATTAATATTATTAAACTGATTATTATTATTTTAACATATTCCATAGCGTCCTTTTGCATAAGTATAATACTTCTTAACTTTCTCTGCACTCCAAGCTACATTTTCTATTATTACTTCATCCATATTACCTGTATAAAATCTTTCTGCGGTTGGGTACTGTCTCTGTCCTAAATAGACAGAATTTGCTGATGTTGGTAAGGCCGACATCGCAGTTGTAGTATTAAAATTACCATTTATATAAGAAATTAAATTTGTTCCATTATAAGTTAGAACTGTATGATTCCAATTTGTTGTTAGAGCTACTCCACTATCATATAAAATAGGAATGCCAGCTCTTTCAAAGGATAATTTTCCAGTAGTTATTTCGCCACCACCACTATCTTCTCCATAACTTAATGCGAACTGTCTTGCTCCGCTATTGTGGTCATTAGCCATAAATATATCAAAAATATTTACAGCTGTTGGTTTTAACCAAAGTGAAATTGTCCAGGCATTACTAATTAATGCAGTATTTAATCCTGTTCCAACTATTATTTTACTACTACTCCCATTAAACCCTGCCCCCTGTCCAAATTTTCCATTAGCTTGGGAATATGTAATTGCTGTGTCTGTTCCCGAATTTCCTAGACCTGACGAATCTACACTACTCCCATTAAGGTGCAAAAGTAACTTTGTATTTGATGATGGTATAAATTCTCCTAAACTCATATAATTAGTTTTATTTTATTAATACATTCTTCAACTGATTTATTTATTTCGTGTTCCCAGAAACGATACACATTAAAACCATTAAAAGTTAAAACCTCATCTTGTTTTTTGGCTTTATTAGTACAGTCTTTTATTTCCCCATTTCCGTGTATCGGACAATTATGCCAGTAGCACCCATCTGCTTGGATTACGATGTGATATTCAGGAAGATAGAAGTCTACTCTTGATACTTTACAAAGAGGTGTTTGTTTTTGGTAGTTTATACCTCTTTTAATTAATTCTGCTTCTATTTTTAATTCTATCTTAGTATCTTTAAAAACCATTGGTGGATTTGTCAATTTTGATATTCTCATTTTCATTCTAGTTTCCATTGATAATGGTTTTCTAATGTAATTCTGTTTCTTCCCTTTTTTCAATAAAGACATTTTTAATCTAGTCGCTTCAGATACTATTCTTCCAACATTTCTTTTATCTCCTTTTTTGATTGAAGTTTTATTTGCTTTCATTATTCCTTTAGTACCTTTATTCCAAGATTTCTGCCCAATATGTGCCTTAGATAATTTTTCTTTTTGTGCCTTACTCCAAGATTTTCCTTTATTCCAATTAGATTGAGTTTTTTGAACTTCTGCCATACAAAGTTTAGAACAATACTTACCAGATTTATTTCTGATTTTTCCTCTTGATTTATATTCCTTTTTACATTGTAGGCAAGTTTTAATCATATCTTTAAATTATAACACAGTAAGAAACTAGGTTTGCATCGTTTATGAATTTAGTTTTAGATAATGGTTTGAAGTATCCCATAATTATGAAAGACTTAAATATCTAGTTGGTAATACATACATTTTTACGTATAGATCAATAGCAGCGGTTGTTTGAACAGCATCTATATCTATAGAAATTCTATCATTTAATGCAATTGATTTTCCGTTATCTGCGGTGAATGGTGTAGGGGAAGCAGCCACGGTTGTTGCAAGGGTTGGTTTTGTAGTAAATGCTGTTGTCCCATTGATGTTTATATCAATGGTTGTACTGTTTGTTGTACCAGCGGTTCCTACTTGTAAATCAGCACCGAGTAAGCGCATAGGCTCGTGTCCGTAGAAAGCATTGGCGATATCAGTTCCTGTAGCTCCAAGAGTACCAGCTACTGAAAATCTTTCATAGAAGTTCTCTGCACCGAGCATACAGTATTTTAAAGATGAAGCGTCTATTGAAGCCATTGTGTCTCCAATGATTGTGATAGTAGTATTTGGAGCGCCATAAGTCGAAGGAATAGAAACCATAGCGCATTTTACTGCACTACTCTCTGTCCATTTTACGATCATTCCTTTTGCTACATAAGCAGTGACATCTCCCGTAACGGTGAAGGAAGTATTTCCTACTCTAGTTGGAGTTCCTGGCATAAGAGTCCATAAAGCTCCTGATGATATTGTCCAGCTTCTATCTGCACTTAAATCTAAAGCAGTTCCATTGATAGTCAATGTTCTTGTTGTTGGTACTTTTGCGGCTAAGGCGTCAAATACTGCGTTCCCTGAAGGAGCTACCGTTGTGTGTCCGTCTACAATGCTGTCTTCTACTTTTCCGTCTGCGTAAGAGTTTGATGTTGTGTTGGCGTCGTTTACTCCGTGTAATGCACTTTGTTGAGCGTCAGTTATATATCTTTTATTAGCTGAATCAGCAATATCAGCAGTTGTAGCGTCAGCACCAGCAGTTACTAAACCTTTTGCGTCGTAGGTTATCTTTGTTTTTGTTGCGCCTACAATAGCGCCATTGGCTACCATAAAATCAGCGATTTTTTTGCCACTATCTTTTATAATCTTTCCTGTAGTTCCATCGAAAGAGGCGAAATTACCGTCCACAGCGCTCGCTGGGCCTGTTACATCTCCTGTCCCTGTTGGCATATCCACATAAAGTCTATGTGTGACTGGGTCTGCATATAAAACTACGGGGGTTTTCCCATCGACTGATGATACTCCTAATAATGTTGGTATATAATTTTGATCTCTCTTTGCCTCTGCCATAATTATGTTGTTGTTATTAATAATTGATTTGTTGCACTATCGACGTAAACTGCGACTGGAGTTTCTCCGTCAACCGCTGAAACTGCATAAAACGCTACTCTTCTGTTATCATCTTTCATATAAGTAGGAGTTCCATTGTCTGATCCTCCACCTGTGTCGTCTACTTTTAGAGAATGGTTTGCGGGATTTCCATAGACAGGTAAAATAGTTTCTCCGTCATCATTAGAGATTGCCAGTATTGCGGATATTCTATTTTCGTCTAAGTATTCGGACATTTTATTTTGTTGGTGGGGCGACTTTAACTACTCCCATAAAGTTACCATTATCAGTAGTGAATAAATTCTTTAATAATACGATAACAAATGCTATGAAAGCCATTACTCCTACGTTTGCTAAAGCCTGCCAATCTAAAGCAAAGATATTTCCTACTGCTTTTATTTCTACCATTACTGCAAGCAAGGCCCATAAACCTCCATAAACTAATGCACTTTTAACGTTAACCCATGATAATTTTAACATATTTATTTAATTTAATTTATTAATATAACCAGATTCTCCTCGACAAAGAAGAATCAATATCTAAATGGATAAAACTACTTGCTATCCCAATGCCTACAAATCCATTATTCCAGGCATTACCTACTATTGTAAGTCTTTTAGTAGCATCTGTGCAAGCGATATCAACTGCAAGTCTTTTTGTATGAGCTGAACCATCTACTCCTCCAACTGCTTTGTTCTCAGCTTCGGTTCGGTAGCCTGAATTTATCTTAAATGGAAAGCCACAAAGCCCACGAACTATATCTAATTTATCAACGAGTATTGGGTCAAGGTCTGATATTTTATATCCCAGACTTCCTGTTCCTTCATCTTTATTAAAATATTTCCATCTAGGAGCTTCTATTATTCCATTGAGAAGATTTAAGTATGGTTTAATCTCGCTCCATGTCTGTGAGTAATTACTGAGGGGGTTCTCTGGATCATTATTTAAGAAATAAGGGCGATTTAAGCAGTCAGTATCCATATAATCATGGACTATCTTTCCATACTTAGTTAGAAGAATGGCAGAAAGAGCGTGAATTACTTCGTGGGTGGCGTATCTGTTTTCTTCCACACAGTAAACTACTACATAGGTCCTTTTTGGCATAAGTGGCATAAGGAAAGTTTTACCTCCTGTGTTTGCCATTTCTTTCTTGTATTTTCTATACTCATTTCGTGTATAACCAAGCATTATTATGTCATATTCTCCTGTATTAAAGTTAGCATTAAAGTAATCTACTGGGTTTGGGTAAGCGGTAGGAACGGTTGTGCCATCTTGGGCTATAGCAGGATTTCCAATTTCAACGGGGAATATCTTATTTATCTTCTTGTAGACACAATCTAATTGCAACCCACGAGAAGTGAAGTAAGAAAGGTCTGGTTTACAATTTAGTGTGAGTATTTTCATTTATTTAAAGTAAAAAAACAATAATCCGACAATCCCAGATACCAAAGCACTAATCACTAACGGAACCAAATATGTCGCACCTTTTACATAACTCTGCCACAGTTCTAGTTTATTCACTCTGCCATTGGTCTTTGACGTTTGGGCTAAAATTAAGTCTAGGGTTTCCTTTGTTGTTTTATGAAACTCCTGGAGACTGTCGGTGATTGATTTATGTTGTAATAAATTCGTTTGACTATTTTTATCTATTAGCATCCATAACTCTCTATTTGTAAATGATTTTGGTTCTTCGGTTTCCATTGTCTTGTTGTTAATTAATAATTTATACTTCTATGCCCTTTTTAATGATAATGTTAGCTATTCTATCTGTTGCATCTATCTCTAATACTAAGTAATTTGATGTTGGATAGACATTGTCAGTTGTAGGGTTCGTTCCACTTCCTCCTGCCATACTTATAAGAGTCCATCCACCTTGTCCTGCAGTCGGAGTAAATGATCCACCTTTAATGTAAAAAGTGAATATTCCAGCTGGTGTGCGAGTTATTTTTACTCTATAAAAAGTATTGTTTGCAAAATATGAAGTAGCAGTTACGTTTATAACTCCTTCAGATGTTTTAATGAAACTTATTGCTTCATCTGCTTTAAAGTCTAATCTATAACTACCTGCTCCTACCACGGCTGTATTTTTGTTTATAAATCCAACTTGCATTACGTTAGTATCTGCTCCTTTGTATAAATCAAATTCCCAAGTTCCATAAGCGGTTTTACTAGGTATTACCAATGCTCCTGCGGTTACATTTTCAAGATATTTTGTACCATTTTGAATTGTAGGGAGAGGAGAAGTTTCAGTTATTGATACATTATCAATTTGAATATCAAACAACTGTGTTCCGTTGAAAGCCAAATCTCCCAATTGAGTTGTCCCATCACAAGCTAGGTTTATTGTTTGTGTTCCACTACCAGTTAGAGTAAAGGCGTTAGCATAAACAACACCTCTTCTTACTTGAATATAAGCAGAACCAGAATTTACTTTATAATCAAAGGATAATTTATATGTTTTTCCAACGACACTTGTTAAGCCCCACTGTATTCTAGGATAACCACTGTTTGCCCCAGCTACAGTTACTTGCAATCTAGCATCTTGTGTTCCTGATATTGGAGATGTTGTGTTTAAGGTATAAGTAGCAGTTGCCCCTCCTGCGATGTTTGATAGAGTACCAACTAGGCCTCCTTCCATATTTCCACCAGTTATATATTCTCCACTTTTTATTTGATATTCTCCTACTTTATAAGCTCCAGTTATCAACTGCCATCCATTAGGAACGATACTTGTTCCGTCTGCTGGTTCGTATTTGAATGATTCTTTGAGAGCTATTTGATCAGCCCAAGAATTATGGTAGTCTGTTATTTCTTGAGTTGACAATACTCTATTATATAATTTAAAGTCTTTTATTTCGCATTTAGTATAAGTACCATTTCCATAGTTTGCTCCTAATGCGAAATTTGTATCTTCTGTAAACTCTGAACTATAAGCGTCTGAACCTATCAATATTCCATTTACATAAAATGACTTACTCCCGTTGAGTAACCAAGTTACCGTTACTGTAGTGTCTACGTTAGCATAGACAGCCGCGCTAATTTGTCCTGCAGCCTTAATCTGATATGTCAAATTTCCTGTACTTACCAAGAGGTCCATACCAGAGGCTCCTGAAGGATTTGCTCTAAATAAATACCCCGAGTTAGTAACATCTTTGAAGTTTACTCTTAAACTCATTGAGCCTTGTACTGAATATTCTGGAGAAGGAGTTTGCATATATCCATTACCACTAAAAAGTAATCCATCTTTAGTAGATGTTACGTTTGTCGCTATTCCGTTTTTTCCATTACCACTTACATCTACAATAGTATTTTTATTCTTCTTCATATTATAAGCACATAGGAGTCCAGTATCTTTCTCTGCGGACAAATCATCAGAGTTAAAATACTCCATATTTTTATTATCAGAAAGTGGCATTTGGCTCATAAAGTTTGCAGTCAATTTTGCTATTTCTGCAGTAGAAAGACAGTGATTATAAACCTCTCCTAAGTATATTGAGGCATTTGGTGTTCTAGCTGTAGTTCCTCCAGAATATCCTATATTAAAAGGATCAGTTGTTGAAATACTTCCTGCTTGACTTACTGTACCTACCGCTACTCCATTTTGGTAAAGAGTACAAAGTCCTGCCGCATTTCTAGTTAGAATAAGTATATTGTTTTCATTTACAAGATTTATAGTTGCGTCAAGGTTAGAAACTACAATAATACATCTAAAAAAAGTAGAACTAAGAAATGACATTGAAACTCCGTCAGTTCCCATGGATTGGGATTTACCCATTAAAGTATTGTAAACACTCCCGTGATTTAAAAATCCCTTAATATTACAACCTACTACAAAGGTAAATTCTCCAGTTCCTATAGCATTTATTTCGGCAATATTTCCATAAGAAATCCAGTCACTTGCCACATTATTACATCTAAGGGCAAGACCTTTCTCGTCTCCCTTAAGTTTAGCGGTAGCACCAAGAGTAGCAATAGCTCCATATCTATCGTTTATGCTCCCCTTATTAAAATTTACGCTGAATATTTTTGCCATATTATATTAAGTATTTAGTTGCTGACCATATTTGAGTAATTTCTTCTATTGATAATATTCCTTCAAAAATTCTAACCATCTTTATATCTCCATCAAAAGTTCTGGTCTGTCCTGTATTATTACCGATTATCACGTTTGTTCCTGCTGCTGGAGTTCCTCCTGCCTGTCCTGCTCCACCGTTTATTATTGGGTTTACTTTTTTATTTCCAGTATAGAAAGTAGATGATCCCGTTGAAGTTGAAGTAATTGCTACAAAGTTATATTTCCCAAAAGGAATTGACGAAGCGACTGGACTAGCAAACGATACGAAATCACGAGTAAAAACAAGGGAATTAACGGTAGTGTAAAGAACGCATTTAGAATTATCAATTATTCTACCTGCTGTTTCTCCAACGCTATTAGCTCTTACCCAAATACAAGTAGTTATACTTTTAGTCCCTACAATATCACTTCCACAGTCTACTTTTGAGTCAGCACCATTTAAGTTCATAGCATAACTAGAGCCATCCATTACCACATTGGTATTTGTTGGGGTTATTGTATTTGAAAAAGTATTGTCTTTAATTACTCCAGTGAAAGAGTCTAGGCAGATAAGACAATTTATTGTTGGGGATTTAAAGTTTTGATTTTGTGCATTCTTAGCCATTAAAGCTACTTGTGAAGCAGATAGGGTTCCTTCGTAGATTTCTACAAGTTCATATCCAGCAGTCCCGAAGTTTTGGATTGAATATCTACCATTGAAGTATATTTCGGAACCAGATATTGTCATTCCAGTAACTACAATTTCTTTATTAGAGGAAGTTAAGGCTGCGCTACTTGCAACTCCGTCAATATATACTGTTCCGTTTGATGGAGAAACTACAAGTGTTGGGCTTGTAATCTGTATTTGTCCTGTACCAGTTCCAGCGGTTCCTCTGAAATCAATCAAAATACTTGCTGCAACTGGAGTGATAGAAGCTACTCTAATTCTTATACTGTAAGTTCCTTTGAGGTTTAATTGGGGGTATCTTATATAACTACTACTTGCAGCAACACAAGAACCAACACCATTTAGATAGGTAACCGCAGTGGGGACACCTCCAAGATCACGAGTTGCTTGCTCGGAATTGAAAGTCTCTCTAAAGATACATTCTGGACTATTTGGTTTTAATGATTCTTTTGCCATTGATTTATTCTTCTTTCATTTCTACTGGTGTTAATTCTACTAAGGTTTCGTTTATCAAAGCCATTATCTCATCAATATTGTAATGCTCTGATTTACCCAATGGGCCAAAGATATAAGCGTGTTCTATGTATTTAGCAAGTTCTGCTTTATCTTCGTAATTAGATAGTTCTTTGTCTATTATTAAGCGTATTTCTTTTTTCTTTTTTTCATCCATAAATTAATTAGTTAAAATGTAATTAAACTCGTGCTAGACCAGCACCAGTTCTTGAAGCTAATACATGACCTATTTCACAGAAATGTTTGTCTGTTGTAAATGGAGATCCAGGCATAGCCTCTGAAAGAGCCTGTCCTGCGACAAACCCAGCATCAGCAGTAACAAATGTTCTTGCTAGGTGTTTTCTTGTTGTACTACCAATGAAGTATACATCAGCAATTCCAGAAACAACCACCTGAACAGGAGATCCATCTGGTATTCCATCATTATAGATTACCCCAATAGCATCAGGAACGTTACTTGCTATTTTTTCACATCCGTTATCCGTGGTAGATGAAGCAATAACAACTGTCCCTTTTACAGAATTAGCTCCTGTTTTGTTTATTAGGTAGATATAGAATCCACCTTCTGCTGTTTGATTTAATGATTGCTGTATCATAAAATTATAAAGATTTACGTCTTGCTTTAATAATCATTGTGTTGGTGTTATCACCGTTTACGACTTTTACTCTGAATAATGAATAATTTAAATTATCAAAATCCCAGGCAAAAGTAGTAGTTGTTGAAGCAGCTACAACGCTATTTGTCATAGCATTACCCTTTGTATCAAATCCATAAACCTGAACCCAATCTGCGTTTGTTGCGTCTTCATCATTGGTAGCCTCTACTGTCATTGTAGTCGTATTATCTGCGTCAATAAACTTACCTGTCAAAGATAAATCCTTGAATCCGTCCATACTCATACCTAGAGTTGATGGGTAGTAGTTTGTTGCAGCAGTTACGTTTGTAGTATCAAGAAGTGAATCTTGAACATAACTAGCACGATCAGGAGACTGATTTACTGTCTTTGTAGTATCTGTAGTTTTGTCGTAGGCCTTTAATTGGTAGTTTATACCCATCTCGTACATATCGTTTGCTGTGAAGATTGAAGCTGCTACGCCATCTTTGTAAGCGGTAA